CCATTAGAGATATCGCTATATTTAACTTGTAAGAGGGATTTAGGAAGAAAGGAGGAAAGATGATTGATCGCGTTGCAGTCCGGTTGGAGATGGCCGCAGAGAGCGCTGCGGTTTGCGATCGCCCATTGGCCGCGTTGGCTGATTTGTTCGAGGAGCAATTAGTCGAGCGGCTTCGGGCTGGTGCCGACTACGGCAACATCCGGGGCGAGGACGGTGAGGTTCTTGGTCACTGGAACATTTACTTGGACGGCGAAGAAGCCGCCATTCACTAGGAAGGAAATCAAATGAGTGCTTATCTATGTAACCCCGAACACATTGGCGTTCTTGCCAATGCCATGTATCGCGCCAACATTCGCATGGGCCACCAGCCCAACAGCCCTCAGAAAATGGCAGAGGCCCTAGCCAAAGCCAACTGGATCAGCATCGAGGCCCGTTACCCCAACGATGATTTCATGCTTGGCCACCAGAGCTTCGAAGAATACTGCAAAGATTGTCAGCACGAAGCTTGCCGCCCCGACCCTGATCTAAAGCCTATGGATTTCATCGGGATCGCACGTTGCTTTGCCTACCAGGCATGTGAGGCCAAAGAGTTCCAGGAGGCCGATTGGGCAAGCGACTACATCGGTGACTTCCACATCAATCAGTTTGTTATGGCAATGGTTCGCAAGTTGCCTGGCTACGACGATGCTCCCTGGAGCTACGAGCGTAAGCCTGACGCGCCAGAGGTTATGGACCTTAGCGCAATGATGATGGGTTGATCTTGTTTAGCGCCCTACGGGGCGCGTTGCTGGTTCAATGAGAAAGGAAGGTAAATGAAAGAGCTTTACGAAATGATGGCCGCAGACAACATGCGCCCCACTGCCAAGGTCACAAAGCAGATCGACGGTCTTGTTGGTCGCTACAACAAAAAGTCTGTTGACCAGGCAATCAAAACCAGCCGTCAGAAGATCAGCGGCAAAGAGGCAAAAGCAATTCATGCACTATTGAAAGGACGTAACAATGGATAACTGGCAAGACTTCATACGCATTCTAAAATCAATCACCCTGGGCGACATCCTGGGGTGCATTGGTTTGTTTGTGTTGCTTTACATCGGTTTGTTCGGGATCTTGATCTATGGTTGAGCTTTCCCTTGAGGCAATGGTGAGCCTGAGAGCCGATGCAGAGCGCCGCCTGAACAAGAAACAGGCAGAGCTGGACCAGATCCCCCAGGGCGTCCGGGATGGGGCTTACAGCACCGACCAGGCGTTTCTGCAAATGGACATCCAGAAACTTAACCAGGTCATAGCAGAGTATGACGAAATCATCTCAGCAAGGATGGAACAATATGAAGATCGAAAAGAACATCCCAATACCTAAAGACAAAGGGCAAACTTTAATCATTAAAAAAATGACAGCTTTAGCGTCATAGCAAGAAGTCACTGGGGTAAGTATTCGGTGACAATGAGAACTCTTGAAAATGGTACCGCAAGAGTATGGAGGGTAAAATAATGATCGATAAAATCGAAATAAAAAAAATGCACCACCGTCACGGTCCAGATACGGAACGCGCGGCGGCGCACAAGGTGGCCCGGAAAGTCGCTGGAAGGCGACTCGAGGCATTAAAGGTCTTGGCTGGGATGAGAAAGGCGTCAGGTAGTGACATTGCCAAGACCGCCGGGCTATCGCCGTTGATGATACGCCCAAGGCTAACTGAATTGCAAGAGATGGGTTTGATCGAAGATACAAACAGCCGCAAGGAAAATGCCTGGGGCAATCCTGAAATCGTTTGGACCATCACAGAGGAAGGAAAAAAATATGTGGATTGATTACGAGGAGATCCGGCGCATGGCGGACAACATCCGGGCGATGGTCGGGGATGATGAGGATTGTTTCCTGGACACCCTGGACGGGGAGACAGATGCCATGGATGTTCTGGGCAAGCTGATCCAGGAACGCCAGGAGATCCAGGCAAACGAGGTGGCAGTGAAAGCCCTGGCAAAAACTTACCAGGAACGCGCAGCCAAGCTCAACGCAAAGGCCGATGCAATATCGCAGACCATTGGCCACTTGCTCGATGCTATCGGATCGAAGAAGGTAGCGCACCCGCTTGCCACTGTCAGCCGCACAAAGGCCCGGCAGAGTGTGCTTGTTACCAATCCGGAGGAGATCCCCACGCAGCTAACGAAGGTAAAAAGATCGCCTGACCTGGCGGCAATCAAAGAACAACTAGAGGCTGGGGAGTTTGTTCCTGGCGCAGAAATCAAGCTTGGAAATCCAGGCGTAACAGTGAGAGTAAAATGAATAAGACTTGGAAAACTTTATCAGAGGTAAACGTCAACAGCGACAAGGAACGCAAAGGCCGCTTTGACTATCTATCCTGGGCCGATGCCTGGAAGCACGTTCAACAGAATACCGAGAGCGCAACATATGAATTGCACGATGATGTTATCTATCCAGACAACAGCCGCGAGGTTCGATGCAGCGTCACGATCGATGGGATCTCGCATATGATGTGGCTTGCGGTCATGGACAACAACAACCGCGCAATCAAAAACCCGGATGCCAGAGCGGTCAACGATGCACGGATGCGCTGTCTGGTGAAAGCGATCGCCATGCATGGCCTGGGCCTTTACATCTATGCTGGGGAAGATCTGCCGGAAGTGGCTGCGCAACAACCAGCGCCAAAGAAAGCACCGCCGCGCAAGAACCCGGACATCAGCGTTCACCCGCTCGAGCCAGAGGTCCAGACGTTCGAACTGTACGAACACAATGGCAAGATCCGCGACACGTTCAACGTGCCAGGTCATTACACCGAGGCATACATGAAGATGCTGGAAAAATACCAATCCTGGGATGGATGCACCACGGAACACATCGATGCATTCAAAGCCAAGAACCAGGCGGCCATCGATTTATTGGGATCGAACGAGCAGACAAAGATCCTGGACAAGACTAAATGGGTTCGCACCCAGGTCGGTGTTAGCAAATGAGTAGCTGGGATCAACTCTTGAAACGCCAGGCACAGGAACGCCGCAAGTTTCTGCAAAGCCTGGCAGACAAAGGATTGTCCCTGGGAGAAGGGGCAAAGGCTACGTCCATGACGCCATCCGGGTTTGCCCACATGCTGAAACGCGAGGGCATTCCCTGGAAGCGCCACGCCTCCGGGATCGGCGGCACAAAGCCACGCAACAGTGTGGATGATTACAAGAAGTGTGCAGAGAAGGGTATGACGATCGCAGAAACAAGCGCTCACCTGGACGTATCATTCAATGCTGTGCGAGACATGGCTGCCCGTCACGAAATCAAATTCAAAGACGGGCGCCGGGGAAATCCTAACTGGATTTAGTTATCAGGGTTATCAACCCTTCTTGGCGGCCATCATCTTTTTCATGGCTGCCTTTTTTAATTTCGGATCTTTCTTGTCTGCCTTCGAGGGGCGCCCAACCTTAGATCCGTATGTACCTTTTCCGTATGGCATAACTTATCCTTTCAATATATCTGCGTCAGCCTTACGCGCACCGCCTTTGCCCGTAGCCGCGCTACGAAGCCGCCCCATAGCCCATTGGTGTGCGCTTACCTTGGGCCGAGATCCGCTCGAATAGTACGCTCCCAAGCCACGCTTGTAAATCTTACGGGCCTTCTCCATACCGCCAACCTTGCTAACTAAATCCGCTGGTAGTTTCATCGCTGTGACCTTTGCTTGCTGATCTTGTCCATCATTTCCGGTGTGAGCTTGCCCATCTTGTAGAGCGCCCTGGTGCGCATGATCTCCTTGCGCGTAGCATCAGGATCTTTCGAACCCTTCACATACTTCTTGGGCAAGCCAGACTTCTTGTCCTTGGGAACAGGATCGAACTTACGCTTCATTCAACCACTCCTCGACGGAGAAGCCAGGACAGGCTTTCTGAGAATGCTCGTTATGGCCAGTGATCTTTAGGATGCCTGGATACTTTTCCTTGTACTCAGCGATGAGCTTACGCAGTGCAGCGTCCTGTTCTGGGGTAAAGTTGTCCAGGAACTTGCCGTTCGCCACCGCTCCGCGTCCACCCACCAGGGCAATCCCAATGGTGGTAGAATTATGCCCGGCAACATGCGCCCCCTTTTTCCAATCAGGGCGTCCCTGGGCAGTCTCTCCCGATCTATGACAGACCGCATGATATCCTATATCCGACCATCCGCGTTCCTCGGTATGCCACCGCCGGATCTCGCCAACCACTTCGGCAGCCGATCGATCCTTGTACCAGGATGGGTTGGTGGCCGTGCAGTGAATTACAATCTCATCGATCAGTCTCATTTCTTTAATCCCTTCATGGTTCTTATTCCAAAGCTGGCAGCAATCGACGCATACATTCCCCACTGTACCCAGAGGGGTGTCTCCTCAAGATTTGCAAATCCTCTTGCCATGCTATCCTGTAAAGCCGGAATAAAATTAGCAACAAGAATAGCAACAAACACAACCGTCCAAAGCTCATCTTTCCAACTATCCTTTGACGCCTCGATCGCGGATTGCTCCCAATCGATTTCCCCGGTCAGTTGTTTCTTTTTGATTTCCGCCTCGGTGATTTTGATTTGCGTCTTGCTATCGATGTAAGACTTTGCCAGGCCGCCCAGGCTAGATACAATTTGCCCAATCATTTTTTAGCCCCCGCTGAAAAACCAAAGTATGCACCGACCACCGCAGACAAAGATCCGTACATCATCATCAGCACAGCACTCGCCTCATTCATTCGAGCGGGATCAAGGATCACAGCAAACGTCGATATAATCATCATTGCCAAACACGCCCACGTCATGCGGCGTTTGTTGGTTTGGTACGTTTCCTTATCAGGTATCATCTCGTTCATTACCATCTTCCTTGTTTCTTGCCGATAAAATAAATGACCACGCCGAAGATGCCAACAGTGAATACCACAGCCAAAATGCCAGCAACCCACTCAATAATCGCCTGTTTAATTTCCGCTTTGCGATACGCATGTTTACGGCGTTGCTCTTTAACCTCGCGCAGAATTTGCTTGTAGCGTTCTTTTCCTTTTGAACCATACGCATAGCCTATCATGGTAAGTATTTCGGCACGTTGTTTATTCAGACGCTCTTGCGCAGCAAATAATTGCACCGCCTCTGCTTCTGGCGATCCAGTAAGCGACTTATACCAAGGTGGATTTTTGTGCTTTTGTTCAAGGAAAGCAATGTCAGATGCAGCACCCGCCCACTTCGACAGTTGACCCACACAATCCTCAATCTCACGGCCCATCTTCACCATCTTAGTGAGGCCGTTATATGCAGCTGTGGCTGCGCCTATAGCTGTGATCGGATCAATCATGTCAGCACCAACTCATAGGGACAAATGTAATCAGGCGATACCCGATAGTACCGCCTGTCATTGCCACATTGATAAAGACAAGATTTGTAGAACCCTTCAAAGAAGCCGTGTCCAAATCCTACCATGATCAACACACATATCATCCCATCTTCATCAGTACCGCGACAAGCATCGCAATGATTGTACCCGCTGCACCAATCAACAGGCTTTCAATCCGCTTGATCCGCGTAAAGACTTCCTTGAACTGTATCTTCACCTCGGTCTTGCGCGTGTGCGCTGAGGCCACAGTGCGTTTGTCCATCAGTCAGCCTCCTGAATGGTTAGTGTGCCAGCCTCAACCTGACGCATGATCTCTGCGTAGTGGCGATTTGCTGGGTCTAGGGGGACGAACATCTCTTGTCCGTCTATGGTGGCTTTGATGTCAATTTTATCACCACCACTACCTTCAATATACTGTGCGTTTATAATTGTCATCTCATTCATTTTCACAACTCCGCATCCATTGTAATAATGGCGTTGTCATAATATACACCACCATCTGCGCTTGGCTGTAAAGTAAACCTAAAAGATGTTGGGTTTCTATATGTAACAGAAGCATTTGCTCCAGCCTGTAAATTTCCACCACTTATATTGCCAGCGGGGCTTGCCCTCATCTCAACAGGGTGGGTTACAGGAACGCCATAAAAACCATTTGCTGTTGCGTAAATAACCATGGATAGCTCAGTATCATAATAATACCTCTGGCACCGTGCAAGCTCATCCCCGTATGACCGATGCTCAAAGGGTGTGGCTGTGTCGCCTACTTCTAGTTGGACGCCTGTGATTTGCCAGTAGTTACCAATAGTGCTTCCAAAAGATACATTACCTACGGCTCTGTTGGCATTGACTGTTGATGCCCATGATGTCGCCAAGGTTCCGCCACGGAAATCAGACCCCGCATCAAGCCACCAAATTAAACGGGCTGAAAAGTTTGCATCATTATCAAATGCGCCTGTTGTATCACTTGCAAGCGTAATCGTTTTATATTCCCACGTTCCAGATGAATTAATTGTGTAGGAAGCATTAATGTTTCTGGAGTTGTCATTATCATCCAACTCTAAAATATATGTCCCTGTAACATTTGATTTGACCCAGAATGAGACAGTGACAGGCAAAGCATCTGCTGTGCCTTTTTTTAACATTTGTAGGTTTTGACCCTCCATTCTATGTTCAATAAGCAAAAAGTCGCCGCTGGCAGGTGGGCTTTCAGCCGTTGTTATAGCTGTCTTTAAGCTACTAGAAAAACCAGAAGGTGCGTCAGTTTCTTGACTTACAGTGCGTGTGCCAATGCTTCCAGTTTCAAGAAATCTGTCTACACCATATTGGCTAGATGTTACACCGCTAAAACTCGTCCCCCTCTGTGCCACCTGCATGGCACCATTAATAATCAAGTTGCGGTTCGACAAGGCACCATCGTCATAGACGTTGCCTAAGTCTGCTAACTGACGTGCCTTGCTCATGTGTTACTCTCCTAGAAGGGTTGCTAAGTCCAACGCTTTCAGCGCATCAGGTGTCGTCGCCGCAGCAATACGAGCATCGTCTGTGATGTCACGCAACGTCTGCTTGTCAGCCGCAATCTGTGTTGTGCTTGTGCCAGCCTCCAAGGCTTGCATAAAGTCTACGTCCAACGCTTCCAATCGTGGCGCACGTTCTGTGCGTAGGTTAGCTTTGTGGATGTCACGCGCAGCCGCCATGTCTACCTCAACAGCATCGCCGTTGAATGTCCATGCCCCACGGAATGTGCGATCAGTTGGAACTGTAAGAGACGATGCATCACGAACATCGCCGTTTATATTGATGTAAGTTGTCATTGTGCAATTCTCCATGCGTTTCTAAATGACCGATCCGATGGGATCATTTCAACAGGTACAATCTTCATGATCGTTCTGTTGCCTTTGTAGTCCCGCCATACGGCAGGGTCTATGTCTTTCATTACCAGATACTCTATCGCTTCTTCCTCAGTCATAGCACCGATAGGTTCTGCGTAAGGGTGTTCCTTTGGCTGTCCGTCAGGCACCAAGCGATCACGCTGATAGGTGTCAATAGGTGGCAAGATGTCACCCTCTAGTGCAGCAGCCATCCAGTTTGGATCAGGCACAAGCACCTTGGCAGGTTCGTCTGGTGTGGCAGGGTCTTCGAACAGCACACGATACTTAGACTGCACTGGCTCTAGCCGTGACTTAGCTTCTAGTAGGCGTTCCCATAGATGCTTGGTCATGCTAAGTCTCCGTGAATGTGTGAAGAAACAAGAACATAATCTTCCTTAGTTCCGCCACTTGACCACGTTCCTATTTTAACAAGACTTGTAGCGGCGTCATAAATAGAAGAAATATTCCGATTGTTGTCACTTGTATAAGGTCCACCCGCAAATGTCGGTGAATAGTTTGCGTTATTCATACTATTGCTAAAGCTGACAGTATAATTACCCGTCCCATTATCAGTTAAACTAGAAACATTCAGACTGTCTCTAGTCGCAATCGTACCAGTCCCATTAAAGTTAACCCAAGCCTTAGCCGACCCATTCAGGACATAGCCAGTCTCTACTGTATCTGTGCCATCGGTGATGTTGCTAACTGATAGAGTACTCATGCTAGGTCTCCGTGGCTTGTGGCACTAACTCTATTGCAGTCAATACGAGTGTTGCTTGTATTTCTAGTATCAATGCCAAAAGTGGTAGTAGTTCGTGTACTTTCTACATCTGTTGCAAAAGCTGTGCTTGTACCTTGATCACCTGCAAATGTTGCAACATTGTAAGATAGATGTAGTGGTTTTTGTTGTGTAAAAAACCCAAGCCGCCGCAACGCCTGACACTGCACGACTAGCTGTCTCACCTGTAGCCTGAATGTTTGTGACCTTTAGTGTTGACAAGGTACACCTCCTTTAGCTTTTTTCAGCTTCTTGATAATTGCGCCATGCGTTACACCATAATCATCTGCAATGCTCTGGAACGTCTCACCTTGATTACGTCGTTCCTGAATTGCAGCAACATCTTCTAATGGAACCTTCATACCATATTCTCTTGGGCTTTTCTTGCCCAAATGATCGAAGCTGTGCTTGATGTTTTGACTGTGTGTCACCCACTCAAGGTTATCGGCTGTGTTGTTTAGCTTGTCACCATCCTTGTGGTTTACCTCTAGGCTGTCTGAGTATCCCTCACAGAATGCACGAGCTACTAAACGATGGACGAACACTGTCTCTTGACCACCGTGAAAGCCAACACGTTCATAGCCGTTTTTCCCGACAGTAGTCTTACGGATCAAACCACGCTTGTTACGGATTAGGCCAGTGCTGCTAACCTCACCACAATCCTCAAACCCAACAATCGGTTTCCAAGTCGTACTCATGCTAGGTCTCCGTGGGCTGCCATTTGAACAACAATAATGTCAACAATTGCTCCGTTATTTGGGGCGTATGTAATACAATCTATCTGACTTGCGGAGTTGGCAACGCTTTCCATAACTCTGTTATAATTGCTGCTGTTTAATGGTGCGTTTGTTCCAGCGGAATTTACTGTAACGTATGAACCATTTGCCTTCGCAGCACTCTGCGCTGTCAGCGTAATCGGCCCAGTACCCGCCGCATCACTAATTGTTGTTGCTCTAATCTCAGACAATGCTCAAGTTCCCCCCAGTTGTGACGGTCAGTGTGACGCCCGATGCAATAGCCAATGGGCCAGTTGCGCTTGCGTTTTCATCTGCGTCAATGGTTGTGTTTGATGATAGTGTCTGCGCATTCACTCTGAATATATCAGTTTCTATCTTATTCCCGCCAGTTAAATATTTCGTTGCAGTAATGTTACCAGCAAATGTACCGCCTGTGCTTGCTGGAACCATGTCAGCAGTCGTGAAAGACTTGAATGCGTAGATGTTCACAGTGTCACCTGTTGCCGCACCACTGCCCAGTACAACGCTTGTTCCTGATGTTGCAGTGTAATCAGATGGATCAAGGATAACACCGTTCATCACCACCTGAATGTTATCTACAGTGTAACTTAGTGTCGCCGCGTTATCGTCAGAACCAGAGAATGTAGTCTGCCCAGATGTCGCTGTGTATTCATAAAGCAACAAGCTAACATTACCCGCCGATGTTGCTGCAATCCAGTTTGCCCCATCGTACACGCGCATCTCATTAGTTGTACTGTTGAAGTACAAGTCACCACTTGTTAGCGGATCGCCATCATTGTCCACCGTAGGATCAGATGTCTTGCTGCCAAGGTAAGTATCATCAAAGTTATCAAAGGCACTCGCCGCAGATGCAGCCGATGCAGCCGCCGCAGTCTGCGATGCAGCCGCAGCCGTTGCACTTGTAGCCGCATTTGTTTCTGATGTTGCAGCGTTTGTCGCAGATGTCGCAGCGTTTGTTGCGCTTGTTGCTGCCTCAGATGCTTTAGTTGTTGCAGTCGCAGCATTTGTTGAAGCGTTTTGAATATCGGTAATATTTGTTGCTGCGGTATTTACGTCTGCAATATTTGTTGCAACAGTGTTTACGTTACTAATTGATCCAGCAACCGTACCAATGTCAGTCGCATCACCCGCAACCGCAGTAACATTCGCAGATATCCCCGCAACCGTTGTGACGTTTGAACTAATCCCTGCAACCGTAGTTACATTCGATGAAATGCCAGCAACAGTTTGGATCGCATCAGTTGCATCTGTGCCATCCTCGATGTCAGCTAGTGTGGCAATGTCAGTCGTGACTGCCGCAAGCGTAGTAACATCAGTCTCATCTGGGCCAGCCTCGGGATCTCCCGTTGTGGAATTAAACGCCAGGTATTTACCTTTACGATCATCGAGCAAAGGCATTTCGAGATCTGTAAATACGTCCCCTGGATTTACCTTGAACGAGCGCGTCATTTTCTCGTCAAGCTGTTGCGCCATGATCACCAGGCTATCGAGCTGTTCATTCAAGCTCGAGGCCAAAAGATCCCCGGCAGTAACAAAGTCTGTTGTGCGTTCCAGATTGCGGCCACCAATAATTGTAAGCACATCAGTGGAAATCAGGGCAGCGGTCAGTGTGATCGATCCCGTACCATTTGCGTTTGTCGATACGGTGTAATCAGTAGTAAGCGTGAGTAGTGTGGTATTCTTATAAACAGCGATATCCTCATCAGCGAGGATGTTAAACGTAAAGGCAAACGGGCCAGTTCCGGTATTGCCTGTGAACTGAACCCTACGAGTAACCGGGTTGATTGCGATATCGGCCATCTATATGCTCCGTTTATTTATCTGGTTTATACCAGATGTTGGTTAATTACCCAAGATATTTTCTATATCTGGTCGGCGCTCGGGAAGCATCTTACCAGGTTCCCACCAGAAATCCTGTCCATACTCTCGAGCATATTTGCGTTTCATTCTGCGTATCTTTTTCCCGGCATCTGGATCTGCCCACAATTTAGCCTGGTCAAACACCATACGCTCCAACCCCAGGCGCATGTACCAAAGCGATGCACCAGGCGTATATCGTTGTGCAAAGTTAATCATTTCACTGGCGATCTTTGTGTCCTCGCCCTGGGCTGCCTCGATCACGTTGCCGATTGTTAGCTTGCGAAGATCATTAGCAAAGCCCACCACCGGGCCAGCGATTGTTTCAGCCAAGCCTCGATCGAAGCGGTTTAGATCTGAGAACAAGAAGTCACCGTAAATTCCCAGGCCGCCACCCTGCATGAACGCAGCGCCCCAGAACTCGGGATCATCCATTGATCGAGGATCTCGACCCTTTGCCATTTCCTTGAGCTGTAGAGCCAGGGCGCCCATAATAGTTGTACTGATAAGTAGATCCGCGAAGTAACGCCCCTTGCCCTTCGCCCCCGGTGTTGCCGCCCCACGCATGATGTGGGTGTTCACCAGGGTAACGCCAAAGTTTTTATACATGGCGAACGAACGGACCATTTCACCGCCAATCGAACCGGGTGGGAGATCCCCGGTCAACGCCGCTCGACCGCGAACTGATGTCGATGGAACCGCAAAGTTTGTTTCTGTCTCAACCATGCGCATGATGTCTGTCGCTAATTCCCTGGCAAGGCGAGGATCGATGTCTGTGCGGAACTCTACATCCTCGGCGCGTAGAAACTTGGCGCCCTTATAATCGTATAGCTCTGTGGTGCGGATTATGTCCCAGCGATCGCTGTTGATATTGTAGCGCTCCATAGCCTTGCGGAACATTGGATCAAGCTCATCGAAGGACTTGCCCACGTTATCTGCCAGGCTGCCCAGGAACTCCATGCCAAACGCCCAGCGCCCGGCTTGTGTCATTGGCGATAGAAGCGATGCCCTCATCACAAAGTCTGCGATCCGGCGCGTTACCTCTGGTCCAGAGATATCCCCGGTATAGCGCATCTGTGCAGCCGCCAGGGTAGACCATCCCTCCGCCGTTAGTCCCAGGCGGATTGCAAGCTTTCCCTTTTCCGCTGCGCCCAGGGGTTGCAAGAGCTTTATGTACTGCATCAATGTTTTGGTTTGCGGCAAACCGTTCATACGCCGTGCAATACGATTAAAGTTTACATCGGTGATTGCCGAGATCGCCGCCGCCCCTAGCTGTGCGGATTGTAAGATCTGCCTGGTGCCAGCGAATGTTGATGCCCAGAAGCGATTGACCGGGGTGTTATGTGTTCCCTGGAGAATGTTATAAAGCTCATCCACCTTTTTGTTTGCGGATCTAGCTGCGCTCTCCGCTGCATCCTGGCCAGCCGCAGATTTAGCCAGGGTTTGTTTGATAAAGTTCTTAGTCGCCATTGGGTTTGGCCCCAGGCGCTCCATGAATGCGATGTCCCTGGACATATTGCTGATATGACCCATCATCACATCGAACGGGTTATCATTGCCAAACTTCTCCTGGTACTCCATCCAGGAGTCAGCGTTCTTAAACACCAGGAAGCGATGGTCTGCGTTCCGATTAGCCAAGGATTTCCCGCCTGTTGGCCGACCTCCTGGTTTGATCTTGCTCATGCCATCGGTACGGATTGTTTCGTAAACATCTCTTAGAACAAGCTCGAGTTTTTCCGGGGAAAAGTGTAGCCCGGTTTCCATGTCCTTCATTTTATCCAGGTCAAGACGCGATGAGATAAAGTCTCGCCACTCCTCGAAGCTTGCCTCTCGTACCTTCACGGTGCTGTGTTGCTGTGGAAGCCCCCAATCTGTGCGTTTAGGGATTGCACCCCCGGCTGCATTGAACCGCTTGCGCAAATATTCGGACGCCTCTTTCCAGGCAAGTGATAGCTCCCTGGCAGATGCATCCCCGGTGCTTTCGCCAAACACCTCTTTGATCATGTTGTTTAGCTGGGCTTTGTTTCTGACCCGGCCAACCAGATCCCGGCGGAATGTTGCCAGGAACTTATCCATCTTACGGGTTGCGCTGCGCTCGATCGTTGCCTGGAGCTGCACAATGCTTGTGTGCTTAGACGTTGCGTCTTGCTCGAAGAATGCCAGGGCCGCCTTGTTCATGTCCTGTTGCCCGGTGATCGTGCGATAGTTTTGCATGTCCAGGGTGATCTTTTTCCAGGTCTGAGCTTGCAACATTGCCTGGCGTTTGCGCTCGATCGCCTTCTTACGCACCGCTGCCGCTGCATCGATCCCGGCTTTTGTCTCCGCTGGACCTGGGCCTAGTTGTTTATTGTACTGATCCACCAGATCATCGAACAAGTTTGCGTATTCATCCGCTTGTTCCCGGGAGATCTCGCCAGCCGTTACGCCATCCTCGACACATTTCTTGAACGTACTCATAGACCACATACTCCCAGGCGATTGATTAGTGCATCCTCTGCATCGATGTCTGACTTGATATCACGCAGTGTTTTTGTTTCTGCCAATAGCTCTCCAGTTTCCTCATCGAACCTGGTTCCTAATGGTATCTCTACGTCAAATTGCTCCGTATTGATATCTTCAGCGATATCGAATATATCTTTCTGTAGAAGGGCTGTGTCATCAAATAGTCCACCTTCCGGCATTGCATCGTCACCGCCGCGCATAGGCTCATCGCTTGCAGCTCGTAGTAATTGCCGTGTCGAGATAGGTTCAACACCTGGGATCAATGCCTGGTCCCCGGCTTCTGTCAATTCATAGGAGGGAACATTGCGATTTTTTAGGGACGCAGATGGTGATATCGTCGCCATCGAAGGATCAAACGCAGTAACCTGGTCCGGGCCAGAACTTGGCTGGACGGGATCATCAGATCTAGCAAGAGAAACACTTTCTAATGAGCGCTCCATAGAGATCTCGTCAGAACGTATTGACGCCATGCTTTCGGCACTAGGCGCATCGAAGCCAAGCTTCTGAGCATAAGAAGGATCTAGCTGCGCTTGTACGCGGCCATATAGATCATTCATCAAAGCATTTGCCTCGGCAACCATTTCAGGCGTAGCGTCTGGCAAGTTCGATGCATCATAATAATCGTGGCCAGACCATCCTGGCCCTTTATCTTCTTTGCCAATGCCCAGATCATAAGGGTTATCTGGCAAGTGTTTATGAGATCTTTTCACCTTAGCTTGCTTTGCATCGAGCATACCTGGCGCCCAGACCTGGATCTCACCCAAACCACCATCATCAAAGATAACAATGAGCTTGCGATCGAAATACCCGGCAGGAGTTATGATCCACCCCTCATCGATCATATGAAACTTTTTAGCCAGGGCAGCAATCCAGGCATCATTTTCTTCTATGGATCTAGCTGTGATACCAGTACGAGCTGCATCCGCAATCGTATGGATCTGACCAGCACGGCCTTTTTTCGCAAGCTTTACGTTTATCTTTTCGAGTGTCTTTACTGGCGCACGTTGAAACTCAATGCCTAATTCCTTAGCGGCTTCCTCGGCTGCATCATTCAAGGCATCGTGGTTCTTTGTTGCCGCTGCCATATATGTATCAACATCTTTTGGTTGGCGATCTTTTAGCTGAACCTGTACCGTTGCCAGTTCTGCTTCTTCGAGATCCTGGCCAATAACAAACCTACGTTTTTTCTTGCCAAGCTTATCTTGCTTAAAGATACGGTCCACCGCTTTGCGCGCTTGCTCCGTTGCATACTCCTGATCCGTTACGATCTTTGCCGGGATTGCTGGCCATCCAGCTTGATCCGCAATCGTATATGTCGAGTTGCCATCACGAACTGAGAACGTGCCATCCTCATTGTCTTTAACAAGCAAAGCTGGACGTTTGTCGATCTCACCTCGAGCGGCTTGCTGCATAAACGGGACCGCATTCCTAACGCCTTCTGGGCGCACCTTAACAGGCTTAATCTTGCTAACAGGAATAAGTGTGTCGCCCTCTTGCAAGAGCATATAGGGTTTCCAATCTGGCTCGATATCGCCAGGCTCGAGAACTCTGGGGATCTCCGGCTCTGCGATCTCTAGCTCTCGGAATGTGTCCAGGGCCATTTGATTGGTCTGAGCCTCTACCGCTGGACCTGTTGGTACATCGAACCCTTCTAAGGTTGGCTCGTCCTCGACCGCGTTTGCGCGGCTTTGCGGCGCAACATCGACAGCGCGTCCAACATCGCCAGTTGCCGCCCGATCAAAATCGCCTCGTTCAATTCCTCGTCTGACAGCATCGGCGAAGTTTCGGGCTGCGGCTGCATATCCCTGGTCCTTTGCTTCTCTGGCTGCGGCTGAGAGATCGTCGCTGAGGGTTCCTTTGCGGTTTGCAAGGGCTTGGAGTAACGTGATCGCTTGGCCATCTTGGTCGGCCCTCCTTTGGTTTTGATCCTTGGCAAGCTTGTTTCCCTCTGCCTCGATACGCTCCGCGTTCTTGCTAAGGTTCTCAAACGATGCCTTGTCTGCTTTTAATATTTTATATGTACGGTCCAGGACTTTCGCGCGTTCAGTGTATAGGCTTGTAGCTACATCCTCATCACCAAACAAAGATACCTGGGTTTCCGTAACCATGTCTGTTTCTTTGACCTGGCGAACAATCGCCTCTGCCTGGAATGCGTTTGATGGATCTGACTTCGATAATACTTTGATTGCGGCTTGCTGTAGCTTGGGATCATCAATCAACCGACCAACGATTGCCCCGTAGTTTGCCGGAATAACCTGGTTTACGATTGCGCCAAATGCATCATCACTTAGATTTACCAGGTCTTTTGCCTGGCGCACCAGGACAGATTGCGGGGGAAGCTCTGAGATCCGCCCAGGCTCTACACGCAAAACCTTGGCCGCATCAATTACTGTACCCGTTCCCTGGGCAATGTTGGCCACCGCTGCAATGACACGGGCCTTCTCCGCGCTTATATCGTCGGTCTCACGCAGCTTGTACCCGATTAGGCTAATATCCTCGCCTGGCTTTTGATCCATTATCCTGCGGGCTAGTCCGGCCCTCTGGTGGCCATCTGCGATGAATACCTTGCCCTGGGCATCTTCCCAGAAGATAACTGTCCCGGCTTTTACCGGGTCCCACTCTGTAACGCCCTGCAACCGCTCGGTCACGCCGTACTCGTCGCCACCTTCTTTGAACTGGAAACGCTTGGCATCGATCGTCACATTCCGCGCTGGGATCTTAAACATCACACCGTCCAGGTTATCTGCCGCCGCCTGGATCATCTCCGGGGTTGGCTCGATGGTTGGCTCATCAGTCATGGCCGGGGCTTTGTTGTTCTCAACCGCCGCCTCTGCGCTTGCCGCTCGAGCTTCATGTTCTGCCTGGGCTGGGGGCTGATTGGCATCAGTGAATGGGTTATCTGCCTCCAGCTCCTCTGCCGCTTCTGCCGCATCTGCTAGTGCCTGGCTGTCCTTGTTTGCCTTACCAGATTTAAATAAGGCGTTGTAACCAGACTTTGCTCCATCCATCGATACCTTGACGCCAACACCAATCCCCGCGCTTGCGACCGCGTTGATGCTTACGTTTTTAAGAAAGTCCTGGTATCCGTAGTCTAGCCCTTGCTCTTTGTACCAATCAGATACCCCTGCCTCCGCCATAGCGCCGACCCCGGCGCCGATAACGGCCTCGGTCATTGCTAGTCGCCACAATGTAGGCGAATTTTTAAAGGCAAACGCCAATCCGAATGCGTTAGCTGGATCAGGCGCAACACCAACAACACCGCCAGTAAAAGATCCTAGAGTAGCCGAAAACCCTTCACCTCTGGATGCAATCTCTGTTGCATACTCTCGAGCTGCGGTTGCACGATCTAGCGCGGTTTGTTCTAAGCTTTTTAGGGTTATGCCCTTTAGGTGATCGGGCAAGCTTTCCTGGTTCTTTTCCATAAAGTCCAGGATTATTCTGGAATAAGTATAATATTCCTGATCGATTGTGCCTCTTGTTGAACTTACACCAAGACCAACGCCAAGCTTTTCGCCTGGACTAATGAAATTGTTTCCAGCTCTGGAATAGCCCACCGGAGCTTGCCCAGGGAATGCATCGTTAAGTTCCTCTACAATCGGGTCCCACAATTCTTTAAGGATCAATTCTCTGCTTTGAGATTGATCGTTTAGCCGTAGGTTTTCCCTGGATGCAAAGAAGTTCTCGGCAAACCCCGTAAGAGGCTTTGAGATCCCTGGCGTAGTTCCCAGGTCATAGGCGTCCTCTCGATCGAACTCAATCATTGACTAGCCTTCCATTCCGCAAACGTTTTCATTTTTGTTACGCTATCATCTCTTACGGCGTCAGTTAGATATTCCCCATATCCTTTACGTTCAGATCTTGTTGCTGTGAATAAAGCCTCATCTTGAAACAAGGCATTTAATTGGTTGTCTTTATCCGCTCTAATTTTTCTAACCTTAGCTCGACTAAAATCTTTTCTCACCTGCTCTCCGCTTGTGTCTCGTAATTGACTGCGGAGGCTCTGCTCTAACAGGATAATATCTTTTCGAAGCGTTTGACCTGGCACTACAGTTTCTGGTCTTTGCAAAGTTACCTCTGGCGCGATAGCTTCTCTTGCACCGATAAAATCACCAGTAGGCGGCTCATCTGGAACTATTTCTTCCATTCTGCCGCCCCCTATATCTCTAGCCGTAAATTCTTCGCCAGATCTGGGCTGTCGCGGTGCTTCCATAACACCAGGAACCGGAACCATCGCATCGATCAAGTCTTGGCCCTTGAATATAATTGGATCACCGTCTGTATCCATTACGACTGCATCACCCAGCGCACCATATTCGATCACATACTTATCGCCGCCAATGTTGCGCACATGATAGTTGTCGTTTTCATTGATCTGCGCTGCCAGGGTGCTATCCAAATTTTGCCCCAGGACAGCTTCGATTACTTGTGGCGTAATGTTTTCTAAGACCCGCTCGTATGATCCGGCCTGTTGCTTGGGATGAATGAATGTCTGGACGCCTCGAACCTCTTGGATGCCTCCGTACACCTCACCATTGATCACACGTTGACCAGCCGCCATCTGCAAAGCTTGCGCGTATAGTTCTGTATCAAACTGATCGACGCCCTGGTTTGCAGCCATTTCCGCATAGATTGCTTTGGCCACGCCCTTGATCGCCTGGGCTTGTCTCGGTGTTGTGATCGCCCGGTCAAACGTATCCTGGAACACTGGGACCGTATTGGTGTCGGTAAACTCGATAGGTTTTTCACCAGCTTCCAAACGCTCAAATCCGGCAACCGCTGTCGCTGCCGCTTCCGTAGCGCCCTCAAGAACCAGCGCTCCGACCATTGCCATATTTGGATTGTACTCTGCGATATCAGTTAGCACCTGACCCGCAGCCTTGTTGAACTGTGATAGCGTCCCCAGGATCTCGAGCTTTGCCGCAGGGCCAGCCCGGTTCAGCATCGCCCCAACTTCTCTTGCCTCATTCGCAAACAACAGTTTTTGTTGGGGAAGCTGATAATAGTTTTGCACACGCAGTGCCGCAGCCGCCCGTTGTTCCAGGGCAGCCTCATCGATCTCCAGGGTTCCATCCTCGCCCAGGGCAATGATTGGCGCTCGTTCGATAAACCCAACACGCTCGGCAAACCCCATAGGATCTTGCTTCAGTTGTGTGCGCATATTGTCCAGGTACTTTGTCGCCTGTTCTAATCTGCGAACTTGCTTAGGTGTTTCCAGGGTTCCAGTTTGAAGCTCCTGAACAAAACCCTCGACCTCTGATAGTGATGAGCCGCGTAACTGCGAAAAGAATGTGTCTGTATCTTGCAGCTCGTTAAGCGCAGCCAATGCGGCGCCGCCATCGAACTCGGCCACATCATTCGCTTTGTCGCGCATACTTGCCAACAAATCCTGGCTAAGGCGACCGCCGCTCTCCAGGACATCCTCTGCATCAGATGCTTTGTTCACAACGAAATCCGATTGTGATTTCATAACTGACAGATTGCGGTTGTACTCTGGGCGCAGCAATCCGTTTACAAACCGAATGCTTGTTTCGTAGTCCATACCAGGCAAAGATGTTTCGCCTTCCAGGACTTGATCCATCAGTTCGCGCTGTTCTGTGATTGGCTTTTGATAAAACTCAAACAAGAAGTTTTCTTTATAGGCTTTTTCCTTGATGCCATCAGACCACTCCTCGACAAGCTCCTGCTTTACGCCCAGGTCTAAAAGTGTCTGCGCACCCTTTGCAATATCATCATCGATCGCTTGGGTGGTGTAACCAGGAACCGTTGCGTTCCCCAGGATAAACTCCGCCTCGTTTGCTGCGACCTGGTTTTGCTTTACCTTGCGCTGCTTAGAGATCTCACCTGTCCACCACTTCGAATAGCGCATCCCAGCTTTCCCGGTGGTTTCTTCTAGCTGTGTGCGTAATAGCCCGGCTGATACCGGATCGATGTTTGCCAGTGCCGCAGGGAAGCCATCCGATACATCTTTAAGCTTCGCCTGGATCGTTGAATACGATTGTTTGTTTGCTTGTCCCTGGTCCAGGATTTTGGTGATCTCTAGCTCCGCCTCGGTGCGGATCTCTGCCACGGCAACACGGTTCGCCGCCTCATATGCAGTTTTCTCTGCTAGACCTCGAGGGCCGCCCTGGGCTTGTAGTTCTTCGAGGATAGGCTGCGCCCCTTCAGAACGAACGCGCTCAAGGCCAGTACGGACGGATTCTTCTTGGGCTTGCTTGTACAGAAAGTCACCCATGCGATCAAATGCCTGGGACATGGCTTGTGCAGTTCTAGCCTGGCCACGAAAACCAGCATAGTCAGTCCCCTGGAACTGTCTCGCTCGAACGCCCATTCTCTGATATCGTGGTAGCTTGCCCATATCTTAAAACCTTATAACTGCCCGAACTTAAATAATCCGGATGATATTGTGCTAAATGCGTTCATTCGGCCAGTTCGTTTTGCTTCCTCACCAGCTAAAGTATATTGTTCCGCCTGGATCTGTGCCTGGCCTTCCGTCATTACTGCGTTATCCAGGGCTGTGTGATATTCTTTGGCCGCCTCCGCCTGACCAAACAGTGCAGTCGTGTAAGCAGACCCGCTCTCTGGAACAACTCCACCTGCCGCAGATCGAGCAATGATTGCTGCCAGGTTATCATTCAATCGAGACAATACATCTGCGCCCTGTTGCTTGTAGGCAATCGCTTCGGATCTGCCCTTCATTAGTGCATCCGCTGCTTTTGCATCATACATGCGCTGTTCAGCGCGACCCGCTCGAGCCTGGGCCGCTGCACTAATTGCTGTTGACGCTAAGAATAAAGGTGCCGCCATTGATGACATAGCTTAGTTCCCCACACTCATTTTGTATTCCAAGCCTAGAACCGTCATAGGTAATGGAACTGTTTGCGTTAATGTTATCTGACCCGTTGAGCTATAGCCAAGGATACCGTGAGCTGTCTTTACGCCAGTAAACCCCTCGATCGCTGTATCCAAAACATCCTCTCCAAAGTTTCTGAAGGATATTTGCTTTCCGTTTATAACAAGATCTTTTGTTTGATTAACAATAGCGTCAACCTGGACAATCCGCTTTCGAACGCCCTGGACAGATCCAGATTGAAGAACTGGCTCGGTTGGCATCGTCTTAACGGTAACTGTGTAATCTAATCCGACCTGGTATTCACTTGTTGCTGCCGAAGCAAATGTAATTGTAAACGGTGTCGCCGGGACCGTCTGTACTGGCTCCACAACGCCATCACGAACTATCTCGACCTCTTTCCCCTCGAGGTGATCCATCGTTACTGAGGAAGCCGCCCCGCCGCTCTTGGCGCTATCCACGGTTAAATCAGGGTTAAACTTTTCCAGGATATATTTTGTTGCGCTGTTTACAGTACGTTTCACGATCACATAGACATCTGAGATCTCAACCGCGACTGCGATGAACTCCCCGTCAGTTGTGAACTGGCTGGGGGCAATGACGTTCTGCCCGACCAGCAAAGAATACACGGCCATAGATCCATCATCCCCGTTGACCAGGAACAAGGTATCCGCCTCATCTGTTGAGGTTGATCGACGCGCGGCCAGATCGACCGGGTTTTTAATGAGGTGTGACGAAAGTACCGAAACCTGTTGGATCTGATACGACCTGGTAGTTGAGCCAAACTGGAAGGCATTTAGAGATCTACCCTGGCGCTGCACAAATACAGACGCACCATTCAGATCCTCGGTAGGAACGCCAGGTTTTGATCCAAGCCTGGTTTGTGGGCGTACAAGAAAATTAGAAGGCGTTACCGGGCTATCCTCTGATTGGATAACAACGAACTCACCCCCGGTCGTGAAGATCCGCAAGTCTGCCGATGCAATAATATTCACAATAGAGTTAAGCTGATTGGTGTTGATCGTGGCTTCGACCGCCTCATCATCTAACCCAGAGCCAGTATTAAAGTTGAAATAATCAATAACATTGGAACCCCAAATTGTATTAGGGCGTGATTTCGATCCACCGAAATACAAACGGCCTTCGTGGAAGGTTGCCGACTTTGGCCATCCCCGCGCCGTTGACCAAACATCTTCATAGCCATGTTCACTTTCCCACTCACCAGCTAACACTGCATTGGTATCGAAGAAAGGAACTTCGACCACTGCCTTCATCGATGTTGCGCTTACAAACTCAACATAACGTGCGCGACCAAATGTTTTTGTTACCTGGGCATATTCATCAACCGCAGCCTCGGCAAATGCTTCGACCTTGTAACCCGTGGTGTTGTCTGGTTGCGTGTCCCAAGCCGGATAAACTGTTAGAACCTTTGTAGATGCTACATAATCCTCAACGTGCCTGGTCTGCCCAGATCCAGTACCGGATGTTAGTGTGATAAACATTCCGTTGGGATCATCGTCTGATGTGTAAGTTGTCGCAGATTTAAGCGTGATCGTATTAGACCCACCCGCTTGTGCTGTGCCATTATCTGTTGTCACGCTCGATGCAGTGATTGTGATGTTGCCATCAACTGCGCTGGGCGTGATTGTAAAGTTTGGCTGATGGGTATCGAACGCATACGCATACTTAGGAAGGTTCGTAAGCGGTAGGTTCTCCAGGGTCCAGTTATCATCCGCATTGCGCACCAGGCGTTTTGTTTGCAGATCCTCATGGCAAAGGATCAAAGTATCCACCGCCTGGGTATATTGCAAATCATCAAGAATATCAGAGGTGATAGATGCAGCCGCCAGATAATCATTGCCTGATCCATTGATGTTGGTTTGCTGCACCCCGTCCTTGTAGACATAGATCCGACCAACAACGAACACCAGGAGATAGCTATCCGTTACGCTAAACTCAAACGGGATCAGCTTAAACTTGGTGAAGCTCGATCCAAAGTCTGTGATGAACTCTAAGCCATCCCGGCGGCGCACTCCGCCCTGGGGCTGCACGATTACGTTAGTCGCTTCCTCGAGGGCATTCTGATATTGCTGCAAGTCGGTACGCGCACGAAGTAACGGATCTAGTTCCCCAACAGAGAAATTTGTTTGAAACTGTGTTACGCGCATTTAGCTTCTCACTTCGATTAGAGAATAATCCTCAACGATCTGTGTGGATTGCCCACGGGCATCGATGTTCATCGCTTGACGCATTTTGCCACCTCGTCCGTTTTCAAAAGGCGCACCGTATGCTATCGCACGAAAATACTCCGCTTTAGCTGCCTGGTCAGTAATAACGATTGCTAACTCGGAAGCGAGTGCATTTCTCAATAAGTCTACAAAATACACGGGCATTTTGCTTTCGGAAACGCTTTGCTGATAATCGATGTAAACCGTCTGCATGTTTGTATAAAGTTCTTCGCCATAGATCTCCCACCCATAACGACGAGATCTTTCGGCGGTTCCGCTTGTCTCAAAAACCGCCAAAACACCAGAAAGCATATCACCAGGTAATTGATACGCATACTGCCATTCATTTACCGGGGCCGTTGAAAGCCGTGATATCTGTTGTTTTTTGAGAGACCAGGACCAGACATATGAACTGATGATTGTATCTCGCAAGTCCGGGTATAATCGAGAGCAAGCTTGCGCTGCGTCTGTGCCTTCGGTGAAGGACGTAATAGGCGAAGCACCCAAGAGAATTAATGCATCCGAGCAAATTGAAATATCTGTGTCACCAGTTGCCATTGTAATCCTCCAGGTAAGTGTGGGGGGCCAGTTGCCCAGCCCCCCGGAGTATTAGTCGCCGTCTGTTGCGGCTAGTGTTGTTCCGTTTGCAACGTCAACAACACCACTCGTATTCGATAGAACTTGAGTAAGTGTGCATACCGCTGTGGAACCTGTTGAAGTTACGCAATAGATCAAGTCACCCACTTCAAGAGTGTCTGATAGATCATTGAAGTAACCTTCAGTATTTACGTCAGCAATCGTATCAGCAGTCTTGTAACCGTACATCACCGGAGCATTGCCACGCTTACTAGGGCTGAAAGATGTGAAACCTGTTGTGCTAAAAGCCATTGTTCAGTCTCCTTATTCAGTACAGCTAATTTTGACGATGCCTTCATCGTCAATCGCAACTGCACCCGCTGAGAACATTGAACTTACTAGGAACGATGTTTTCTCTGGGATGTAGTTAACTTCTGACTTCTGAGACATTGATTCAGCATAACCCATTGAGTCCTGGTGCCATGCGAAACATGTGCGTGTAGATGGTTTTGGAACGCCACCCTCGTCACGATCACCCATTGTGATGATGTTGAAGCCCATGAACGAGTTGATCTCGCCACGAACAAGCGCTTTTACTGAAGCGAAATCAGCAGATGTGATCTCTGTTTCACCTAGTAGAGCGTCAAGCTGTGATGAGTGCATCAACAGGTGACGGCCTTCCGCCGGAACGTTGTTGTCGTTCATCGCTTTTGCAGCCGCGCGTAGCTTCTCGATGTTCATGTTTGACGCCGCGCCACCAACAGATGTTGCCACTGTGGATGGTGAAGATGCTGCATTCAACGCATCGATGCAAAGCTGGTCCATACGACGAGCGATTGATTTAGATACAACCTGTACCAGCTCACGGCGCTCATCAAAGTTCACATGTGATTGGTGGAAGATATCTGAGTATTCAGCCGCAATGTAATCTGTCATTGTTGCTGTTACTTGTGAATAAGTCACGTTCAACGGTGTAACGTCTGTTTGTGGAACGCGAACTGTTGCAACACCTTTACCGATTTTCGGGAATTTTACAGTGTTACCTTGGACACCTGAGCGTGTACGCATGGTGCCGCGAAGTAGGGCTTCGCCCTGATATGCCTGTTTAACTTCTTCATCAAAGAGAGTTACAAAGGCGTTAGTAATACTCTGCGCCATAGCAGAAGCCTCCTATAGAGTTTCCATTAAAACGCATACTGTTAGCCGATGTATCTCGGGCAGTCTGCTTGCGCGAATGTGGCCGCGCCCACCACTGGTTTACCAGATTTACGGGCCGCGCAGCGGTTAGCCGTTACACCACATATACACGCAAGCTTGCCATATTGCAACAATATCTAGCTGTTGGCCGCAGCCCATTGTTGTTCGATCTTTGTGCGCCACACTGGATCACTCGTCCATCGAGGGTCTGCGATAGCCTGGCGAAGGTCTTGGACATTCATTTCAGGCGTAGCAACAACTGGCTCCGTTGGGATACCTTCGTTGGTATATCCCTGGATAAACTTGACCATCGCATTGATGCTATCGGCATTGTTCAAGCTAAGTGCCAGGGCATTACGTTTCGCTGCATCTGCATCACCGCTTATTTCCAGGATGCTACCAGCCAATTCCTCAAACGCCTGTTGAGATATGCCATATTTCTGCGCCCACTCCTGATACGCCTGGACAGTCGGATCTTCCAGATCGAGACCTCGATCAACCAAATCCTCCATGTTGTAGCCATCTTCAGGAACTTTATGCTTCCCGGCTTTAAAGGCTTTTTCCAATTCGGCGTAGCTTTTTGCAAGGTTTTCGACATCAGGTCCATCCTCATCCCAAAATTTCTGTGGATAATAATCAGGCCGCTCTAACGGCTCATCATCGTCTACATCGTTAAAGGATGCATCCTCGGGCTGTTCATGCACCGGAATAGGATCTTCGGTTTGGACTTCCTGTTCTTGCTGAAAGTTTACAAGCCCTTCCTGGGGCGCTTCCGTTTCTGCTACTTGTGTCTCATCAGACATTGTTTGACCTTTCCACCCTACGCTCGATCAGGCGAACAAGCTCGGCCATGCCAGTTCTGACATATCCGTGACTTGCGTCCTCACCTGGATACCACGAGGGTTGTTCGATAGTTATCTGCCGCAAGTGACTTAACACCTTTTGGCCTTCCTCAGATTTAAAGAGCCGACCATACAATAGATCGATCTCATCCGCCTTTGGCGGTTCAGCGAACGCTGGACTTAAACCTTCCCACCCTTCGACTGAACTCATTGCATTGCCTCCGCGACTTGTTCATCGCCCGGCAAAGCTTGTTGCTGTTCGGCCATCATCTGTTGCTGCATTTGCATCTGCATCATTTGCTGTTCTTCTGCCGAGTTAAGAACGCGCTGATCGATGCCCATCTTTTCAGCAATAAATGCAACGGCCTCTTGTAGATTGATCGCCGCTACCCCGGCTGGACCCATAGCCTGGGCGATCTGCATAAAGTTTAACACCTTGTTCACTTCCTCCATCTTTGGCGCTTCTGCCAATGGAGACACGGGTGTTACCTTGATCTGAACGCCGTTGACCTTGAGCGGCAAATCGATCAAGCCCTGGCGATCCAGGACAAACAATACCCGCGCGACCAAGGGGTTCATAATCTCTGTCATTAGACGACCAAACGCAGAACCTAGATTTGTTGCTAGTTCAGCTTGGCGCTGGGCAATCTCTGTGGCTGATCGAGCCGACATTGTGTCTGGCGGCAGAGTATCATCCATCATCATCTTTTTGATGTTCACACGCAAATCTTGGAGCAAGATCTGACTTGTGTTGAAGTCCCCGGCTCTAGGGAGAGGAGCCAGGGACGCACCCCCTGGACCACCATTCCGAGCGACAGGAATGATCGCCCCTGGCTGGATCTTGATGTTCTGCGGGTTCAGTACGCCATCATCCGCAGCGAGGAATACACCAGAGATCGCCAAGCTTGCGTTCTTCAACACTAGCTCGAGGGTTTTGTTTAGCGTTTTGATGTCTGCAATCGCATCGACCAAAGGCCCACGCCCATAAACTTCCCCGGCTGTTTTGCTAAATCGCGCAACGATAAATGGACTTGAGTCCATTTCACGATAGACAAGTTCCTGGGCTTTAGCTGGCCAGATAACATGATAGTGATATCTGCCGCTTTCCTGGTCGAACAAGATCACATCGAATAGATCTAGCTCCTCGCTTGGGCGCCGAACTATCGCATCCTCGAGATCTGGTGTCATTTGAATGTCTGGGAACTCACGCTGTATCGCTTCCGCTTTGATACGCAGCTTGCGATATACGTTATCGATTGTTCCGTTTGCGCCTTCCTCGATCGCAACCAGGTATTGAGGCACGGCGGTAAATCGAATTGGTGTAACCTCATCACCAGGCATCACCATCATCACGGCTGTCCCTACACATAGATCCAGCAAAAACTCACCCATCGCCAGGTCAAAACTTGTCTGGCGTAGCTGATCGAACATGATATCAACGTATGCATCAAGGATCTCTTGCGCTCGAGGACGATCCTGGACCGGGATAGCTGCACCAGGTTCTAGCTTGCACCAGTGACGGTTAGGCGGGAACAGCCCCGCTTGCATACGGTTTGCAAAGCGTTTGGTCGAGGACATTGCTGTACTGTCAAACACCCGCTGCATTTTGTTTTTGCCAGGCGTTTTGCCTTCCCAATATCCGCCATAAAGG